CTCTTCTTCAGTTAGCTCTTCATCGCCTTCTTCTGTAGATACCTGCGTTTCTTGATCTGTTGTATCGGGCGCTTTCGTTTGGGTAGTTTTTTCTGTTTGAGTTTCTTGATCTTGTTTTGTGTCGGTAGGCTGTTCAGTTTGTGTTTCCTCTTCTTGTGGTGTCTCACTAAAGTCTTTGATTAATTCTATTTGTTCTTGAAAGTAATCCTCACCCATAATCTTTTTTATTAAGTCGGCTGAAGTCTTATGATCAAAGATACCAGTCTGTCCATACTTATCTACATAAGTTTGTACTAAAGGACGCAATGATTGTTGAACAAGATATTCATTTGCTCTACGCTCAACTTCTGTTGGGCTTATACCTAACATGGACTCATCATAATCAGGGTTAGGTACACCATTTATTGTTTTAGTTTGTTTAAGAGTAAGTTGATCAACCATAGACTCTCTGTGAGCATTAGCTGCTGCTCCAGTTATAGCTGCTGCAGATGCATCATTTACCTCTTTTATAAATGAGCCAGCCGCTTCTGGTCCATAGAACTCTCTGTCAAAAAAGTTAACACCCAAGTTAGGAAACAGTGAGTCATACTCTGCCTGACGTGCAAGTTCATTGACATCAGCTACAGACATACCATTCATGTACTGTGTATCTTGAAGGTTTCTCTTTGCTTGGTTCATAGCATCAAGCCCAAACAACTGTGCAATTACACTGTCGCTTGTTTCAATCTCTGCTTTACCCATTCCCGGTCTAGGTGCTGCACCATATGTAATCTTAGCAAACTCTTGCAAACCCATGTCGATATATTCAGGGTTTACCTCGAACACTTCAGGCATACCCATGATCTGTTCTATGTCAGCCTCACCTAATCTAGTCATACCTTTTTGATTAGCAGCAGCAATAAGTTTATCATAGAAAGTTTTGATACCCATAGCACCTGATGACATAGCAGCCATAACTTGTTCTTGAGTAGCACCAAGCTCCATAGCTTTTCTACCCATCTGTGCTGCATCTTGAGCCAGTAGAATCCTGTTACTAAGAGCTTTCTGATTACGGTCTGCTGCTTCCTTCTGTTCTTCTTCGAACTCTTTAGCCTCTTGACGTCTTTCTCTTATGGCTTTCGTTTGCCCTTCGATAAACCTAGCTGCGAATGCTTCCCAATTAAATGCCATATTACTAACCTTTCGCCATCAAGCCTTTGGGCTTATCTTCTGGTGTCTCTTCTTCCTCTGGCTGTTCATCAACCAACTCACTTAACATCTGTTTTCCCGGATCTGTTCCATCATCAGGGTTCTCATTCAAGTATTTACCTACTAGTATTTTGAAGCGTGTCAACTCTTTCTCTTCTGCTTCTTTTTGATAATCTCTACCATCGTCTTTTACTTCTACGCCTTGGGCTGTAATCGCTTGCTTGAGAAACTCATGTAGGACAGGGGCAACTACCATGCCAGCATCTACAGAATGTATACCTCTCATAGTAGCAGAACTTAGAATAGTTTCTACTATGGGCTTCAGTGATATGCCAGCCTGACATACAGCAGCAAAATCATCTATGACTTCTTGGTTAGCCATCCTTTCAATGTAGAACTTTGTTATCTCTTCTACATCAGACATCATTGCTGGTTGCTCCCACGGATTGTTACGTGGTTCGCCTGTTAAAGACTGGCCTGGAATTGGCCTATCGAATGGTGATAATTTCTGCATGTTTTTATCCTACTTAGTAAATCCTGCACCAAAGTATAAGCCGACTATAGCTGATACGATGTGTGTATCTAGTGGTGTTATTACAAATCCTTGTGCGTACTTCCACTTAACTACTTCTTCACCCGGCCCAAAGATAAAATCTAAGAAGCCTACCTGTATCTCAGTGTATCCTACGTATACGCCTACTTCTGGATAGAACACAGCAACCAACTTTGGCAACACTATTATAGCAAAGACTGCAGATAATGCAATAAGTCTTCTTGTCCATGCGAAATGTTTATCTGTCTTTCCAGCGTTACGTGCTTCTGCTGCAAAGCTTGCGTTAGCATTGGCACGTTCCATGAGCATCTTGTTCTGCTCTTGTTTCATCTTCATGCTCTGCCCCCATATGGACATCACTCCACCTAACACGGTAGAGCCAAGCATGGTTATTAGTTCTAGTGGTAATCCAAACATTATTTTGCACCTAATCCTTTTGGTCTAATTGGGGGTCTAAGAGATCTTGGTAGTTCTTCACCATACATATCCTCATATAATGATAAAGTTCTATTCCATCTCTTATTACCTTCTTTTCCTCCAACATTTGAATGACCTACTACTGATGCTAATTTATCTTTACTTGTAACTTTATCAAAACCTTTATCATTTAAGTATGCCATTGTAACTTTCATAGCTACATCTTTATCTGTCATCATTAAGTCTGGATTATTTACTAAGTCTACACCTACAGCGTCACCATATTTTTTATAGTTATCTTTGCCAGTTAACATTATCGGACCTCTGCCTCGATATTTGAAACCGTCACCGGGCTGATCGTTTCCTAATTGATATGCAGGATTTCTGTACTCATCTCCATAAACTATGTTAAATCTTTCTTCAGCATCTTTAGATTTTTCTAAAGCTTTTTTTCTTTTTTGCATTATTGCGCTGTCGCCTTGTACAAACTTGTTTATAGCATCTTTTTTACCATAACCCTTTTCTACTAAGGATGAACCTCGTCCTGTTTCCGCTTCAAACGTAGCAACAAAAGCAGCAGCTTGTACTGGATCAAAATTTTCTTTTGCAAATTCTATTATCTCATCAGTGGTTATCTCAAATTGTTCAGGCTCACTAGAAAACAATCCTCTAAACCAATCACCTAAAAAGGCAGTCTCTACACCTTGAGTATCCTTATCTCTGTCAAAGCCTCTACGTAAAGCAGCTTGTGTGTCCGTTAGCTTGGGTGGAACTTTTAGTTTATCACCTGCAAATATATCATCTTTATCTTTGTCTGGTATATTGTTCATCTCTTGCAGTACTTTTACTGTAGTGCCTCTTTCTTGAGCTATCTCAGATAAAGTGTCTCCCACTTGAATGATATAGTCTTCTTCTGTTGTAGGAGGTGCAGGAACTGTTGCTGCCTTGGCTAATCCTCTAGGTATACCTGCAAGTGCAGCAGATGTTTCGGGTATATCTTGATCCATAGTATCTGGTAGTGTCATTGGATCGGGAGTACGAAAAGCACTACGTGTTACACCAAAAATATTAAGACTTGGATTATCAACAGCAGGAGGTAGTGTAGGAGGAGTAGGACTTCTTGGTGTTACTTCGCCAAGACTAGGCATACCAAAAAGATATTGCTTCTTGCCATACTCTCCACCAAATTCACCTATACGTGTAGTAGGATCGTACCCTCTAAACGCTGGTCCTTCATATACTTTTTTACCATCTACTATTACATCCTTTGGTTCACTAGCACCAAAGTTACGAAACAAATTAACAGCCTTATCATACATTTTTTCTATAGGAGATCTGGTTTCCATAGCATCTCTGTTTGGATTATTGTCTGCTCCTCCTCTATCCCTATCTCTACCAAAATTAAAAGTAGGTTTTGCTCCTAATCCACTAACACCAGCAGAACGCATACTATCAGCAGCCTGTTTATTTGCGTTGCTAGTTTTTGTATCGCTTTTAAAAGATCTACCGTAGTTGCTATACATTTGTTTTACGGAGAATTTTGGATCGTACATATTATTTTCCCAGTCCTGCAAATGGATTAAAATCCAAGATGTTTCCAAGTATGATTTTTGTTCCTGCTGAAACAAGCTCACTAACAAAATCGCCAGCAGCATTTTCAATTAAGTTGCCTCCTTCACCTGTAGCTTCTATCTTAGCTTTGGCTAGGGCGTTGTCTCTGTCTGCTTGGTTTTCGCCTGACTGCCATGCCCATGCTAGTAAGTCACGCTCTCTTTGTATTGCATTGTTGTAAGCTGTTGAAGTTAAATTATTAGCAGCTAGTGCTGCATCTCTGTTTGCTTGGTTAGCTGCTGCGTTGGCTGCAGTAGTGATGTTCTGCGCCCACTGAGCATTAGCCTGTGCAATTACAAGGTGATTCTGTGCATTGAACTGTTCACGTGCATTCTCTTGTGCAGCGTTAAACTGTGCCAACGCATTTGTTTCACCTGCATTAAAACGGTTGATAGCGTTGACTTGTTCTGCGTTGAACTGGTTTACCTGCGCTCCAAGGTTAGCAAAGAACTGATCTGTCTGGTTTTGTGATGCAGCATTGAACTGTCGTGATGCATTCTCTGCAGCAGTATCACTTAGTATAGAGTTAGCTGTCTCTCTAGCCTTGAACATAGTCATCTGTTGAGCATTGTCTAAATTAGCTAAGTCCATCTGTAAGAAAGCTTGAGCATTTTGTACGTTAGCTTGTTGTCTATTGTTAAGGTTAGTCATATCAATCTGTGACATAGTTGCGGCATCAGCCATAACTTTAGCTTGTCTGTTTGATAAGTTTGCTAAGTCTACAGTCTGAGCCATACGAGCATTCTCTAATGCTATCTGTTGCTCTGCACTAAAATTGATGTTGGCTATCTCAGATATACGTGCAGCATTCTTTACTTTAGTTTGAAAGTTTTGATCAAACTCCATACCCATAAAACTAGCACGTTGTTCAGCTTTTAATAAAGCCATCTGTTGTTTATTCGAGGCATCCATCTGTGCGATGGGCAGTGCTGCTTCCATAGCTGCTTGTGTAATAGCCATACCTGCCATACTCGATGCAGATAATCCACGTGCAGCCATAGCTGCATTAGCTGCTCTCATAGCTCCTGCTGCCCATGTAGGTGTCTTACCGCTTTGAAAGTCTTGCATTAAATTAGACATTTCATTTTGAACAAGAGCAGCTTGACCTTTTGCTAAAGTAGCATCTACTTGTCCTTGATCTACAGCAGAGCCATCAACAAGCTGACCCTGTGTAACTTGTAAAGGAGTAGGAGCTTGTACTGTTTGCGCTTGTCCTAACTGTGCAGCTTGTAATTGTAGAGCAGCAGCAGAGGTAGGGTCCATTTGTGCTGCTTCCATTTGAGCTTCAGGGCTTACCTGTCCTTGTGCAGCTTGCATACCTTGTATTGCTTGTGTTAATTCAGGAGTAGATTGTGCAGCAGTCATTTGTGCTGCTGGTGTAACGGTTGGGGCTGGGGCTGTAGCTGCTTGTCCTGCTGTTGTGACTGCAGCTTGTGCTGCTGCTGGAGCTTGTCCTGCATCTGGAGCTATGAGTGTATTTGGTCCACCATCTTGAGCTACAACTCTTGCTCTACTTATCATGCTTCCCGGATCTGATCCTATTTGCTGGGTTAACGCTGAACCACTTGGCATAGAATTAACTCCTGCCCCTGTTCCACCACCTGCAGTTTGTGTTGCACTACCTCCGGGAAAGACACCTGCATTTGTCATACCCGGCATAGGTACTAGTGGACCACCGCCTCCGCTACTGTCTCGTTGTGATCCTATACTACTGCTGAAATCACGAATAGCTTGTTGGTGTTGTTCTGCTGTTACATTCTTACCTTTAATAGCTTGGATAGGGTTATTGCCATATTGATCTATGCCACCAACTGTAGATCTACCTTGAAACTGAGCCAATGCCTTATTACGTGCAGCCACAGTTTTTTGTTCTGGGGGAAGCGCTTCGTATTCTTTTAGAGCAGCAATACCTGTTGCTGCATTAATAGGCTTACCCTCAACCATCTGCCTAGCTGCCATAGTATACTTACCCATCTTGGCTGCTGCAGAAGGACTAGATGCTAGGAAAGCATTTATAGATTTTTGATCCATTGCCCCTTGATAGCCTAATGCTGGTAGTATTTTCTTTTCCATTGTTTCAGGCTTGAAACCCATAAATTTTTTAGCCATTTTCTACTTCCCTATTTGCATCCATAATGATGCGGCAATGAATGTTATTATTGCTACGGTTGACATCTTAACGATAGTTGACCAAACACCTCTACGTGTATCACGCCATGCTTCTAGTAAGCTACGCATCTCTTGTATGTCTTTACGAGCATCGTCATCGTGCAAACCTACTTCCTTTAGCGCTGCACAAGCACCACGTCTAGCTGCACGATCAAGCATATCTTGTAGTTCTTCTGGTGTAATGCTAGACATAGCCCGACATATCCTCGTTTGTTACGTTGTGAACAATTAACAACTCACCGTCTTCTACCTGACTATCAAAATATTTATCGACAGCTAACCACCGTCCGTATGACGCTCTCATTAATCTTATTTTTTCAGCAACATTGTCTTCAGAAACTTCTGTGTAGTTGTCAGCATCATTAATTGAGAAAACATTATAAACTGTTTCAGAGCTATCTAATGCGTTTATTTGTGCATCTGTTAAAGGATCACCATATGCGTAAGCCAGAATATCATTACCATCAATACGCAGTGTCTTGCTACTTATAGAAGGCTTTACAACACACCAATCAGTAGGGTTATTATCTAGTCTTGCTTTCTTGGCTGTTACTGCAGCTTCAACTTCATCTACAGTATCGTAAGCAGCTTCAGCATAAATATATCTACTCATTATGTTCCACCGTAAATTGTTCCACTGTTGCTGAGAGTATATGAAACACCACTGTCATCTACAGCTTTACCAGCATTACCACCTTGGCATTGATTAGATACAGAAGCTCCTCGATTGCCTCTACCTCCTGCCGAACCCCAGCCTCCGCCACCGCCTGACGCACCTCCGTAACCACCAGCACCACCATTTCCACCAGCTTCGCCCCCTGCTCCACCATAACCAGTAGTGGTAGTTGATCCATAAGGCGCACTGTTAACTCTTGCGCCCGGAAGTATTCTGCCAGCACCGCCACCACTACCAGATCTCTGATCTTCTCCGGCAGACGGACTGCCTGGACCACCAGCTTCGCCTCCATAGGTATAGACATTTGTATTGTTTTGAACAAAATAACCTTTGGCGTTTAGTTCGCCACCTCGTCCATGCTCACCATGAAATTCCGACCAAAGGTCAGCCATTCCACCTTCAGCACCACCAGCGCCGCCACCGCCTCCTGAAAAGGTATTCCAAGGCTCAACGTGTGAAGAACCGCCGCCTCCGCCACCCCCAGCTATATAAGCTCCAGAGCTATTGATAATAGTTACATTGCTTACGCCTGAATTAATTTTAATAGCTGGACCACCGTCTGAACCAGTACCCAAATCTCCAGTGCTATATCCTGATCGGAATGTGCTTGAAGTTGGATGGGGTGTATTTTTTAAAGCAAGACCTGAACCGCCTTGACCACCTTTACCTATAACTTTACCATCATTAATAATTGTGCAAGGTATATCTACGGTCAGTGCTGCTGTTGTTCTGTCATCTGACCATACCCACATAGTAGAAGGTATACGTAAAGTACCACCCGAAGATATGTAACTTGATGCTGTAACTTCTTTAAGTTGTACTTGTCCGTTTATTGTGCTACCACTAGTAGGTAATTGTACTTCAGCAGTAGCGCCATAGTAATCTGCAAAATCTGTGTTGCCATTTGGAGTAGAGTTAATTGTTCTTCCTGCAGCAGCAGTAAGACCTCTAATATCGGTGTCATTCATGCTGCATGTAGTACCCGAAGTGCCACCTGCTTCAACATGAATGTCGTTTAGACTTATAGCACCGCTAGTCTGAAGAGCCATTCTTTAGTTCCTCGATTTCTGCTTTTAATTCTTTAATCGCCTCAATAAGTACACCTACTAAGTTACCATAGGCTACAGATAAATAATCACCACGTCCACTATCAAGTACAACCTCTGGCATAACTTGCTGCATTTCTTGTGCTATAACACCTGTACCACGCTCACCGTCTTTGTCATACATAACACCACGCATCTGTAATACTTTATCAAGCGCACCTTCAATAGTTTCTACATTCTCTTTTAGTCTTTCATCTGAGTAAGCTGTGATGTTACCTGTTGCGGTAAAGCTGCCTGAAAGATTGTTACCGTTGTTAGATAGGTTGCCTAACCCTACCTCTGCAGGGGAGTCAACAGTGTTTGTAATAACTCCTGTAGAAGAACTATAAGATATACCAGTTCCCCCAGATATAGCTGCTCTAGCACGTGCGTTAGTAAAGTATAGGTTAGTGCTACCCTCTGATATACTATCTGTATCTGTTATAGCGCCACCACCAGAAGTAGTAAGAGCGCCGCCTATAGTAAGGTTGCCAGTAATTGTCGCATTTTGATCTACAGTAAGTAAGTCTGTTGTTACAGTACCGTTAAAATAAGCGTCTTTATATTGTAGTGCAGATGTGCCTAAATCTATAGTGTTAGATGTTTTGGGTCTAAGTACAGATGCTGTAGCAACTATGTCTTTTCCAGGACCTATAACTTCAATAGGTGCGCCCTCACCTGCAGTACCATCATGGCTATGACCAGTGGTAGCATTGAAAGCTGACTCTACTTGATTATATTCATCATTAAAATCATCAGCGTCAATAACACTTCCTGTAGTAATATTAGCTGCTGCTTGTCTTGTATAACCTGCCATTGTTACTGCCTATCATGTTGTCTATACTCAAGCACTGCTGTGTCAAGAGTGAAGGTTGGATTTGTTGAGTTATCTGTTATTCTCATAGCTACTGTTTTAAAGGAACCTACTAAGTTTTCTTTATATATTTGATCTAGGTTACCACCATAAGTAACGTTAGCACCACCATATATTGAAGTAGATGCTCCATATAAACTTACACCACCTCCTGATGCACCTATCTGTATAAGAGGAGGTTGAATTATTGCTGGATCATTTTTAGAGTCAAAGTCTATTTTAAAATTTACGTCTAAGTTCATTGTGCCTGTAGGTTGTGCATACAACGTAAGCTTATACATAGTTTTACGTAACTGTGGATCTGTGATAGGCATAAAGGGAGATTCGTATATCGCCTCAATAGGACTGCCATCAAAAGAATTACCTGAGTCCATTCTGTAACAATAACCATCATCATTACCAAACATAATAACTTCTGTTGCACCTGAGTATGTACTGTCTGCTACGTTTACTTTTAATCCTTTAGTATTAGACCAAGCTATACCACTACCACCTTGTGCAATAAACTTAGTAGCTATTAATCCTTGACCAGCAGATGATTGTACAGAAGGTACATATGCAAATATTCTGTACTGTGATTTGCCTCTAATTAGAACAGATGCAAAATTATCTGTTTGTGCAATAAACTCTTGAGCGTCTTTATATATTTGATCTGAGGCTACGTCAAGTGCAAAGTCACCAATACGATCAGTAGCACCTAATAAACGTATACCATCAGGAGAAAGATATACTATGTCACCACCAAATTCCTGTATTGTGTCAGGGTTAATACAACCTATTCTATCTGTTATAGGTTCTAATACAAAGTCTGCAGCAGTGTTACCAACTAATTTTTTTATAGTATCTGTAGTAAATACAATAAGTTGCTCACGAAAGATTATCATACCTGTTACATTGTGTGCAACATTCAAAACACCTGCACCATCAGCAACATTAAAATTATCTACAGTTGAAGGTGCTGTAAAGAATATGTCACTACCTTTTGAGTAGAAAGCTGTATTCTTAAATACTACAACATTTTCTGCTCCTTGTATATCTGTACTGTTTGCTGCAGATAAAGATGTCATAGTATTACCAGTAGCGTTGTATATAACTGGATAACTTCTACTATCTACAAATATTGTTTTATCTTCTTGTGTAAAATTAAATGTAGCGTATCTTGACTTTAATGTATTTACAGAACTACTAGTAGCCAATGTAGTCCACGTAGTACCTGTACCATAGTAATAAACTGTATTATCTACCTGACTAGATGAAAATGTACCAAAGGTAAGAACAGTATCATCAGTAATAGTCTGAGCAGAGTCGAGTACAATATTACTCTGATCTGTAACTGTGGCAACTGTCACATCTCCAGAGATGCCTGTACCTGTTACATACATACCTACTTTTATATTAGTTATAAAACTAAGTATAGTATCATCAGCTAGAGATACTGCTGTATCTAATATAATACTAGTCTGACTTGTTACTGTTTCTACTGTAACTGTACCAGATATACCAGTACCAGTTACAACCATACCTCTAGTAATAGTTCCAAAACTTGCACCAGTACCTGCAATAGTTATACCTGTTATGGGTCCATTTACTGCAGCGATACCTGCTATTGTGGCTGTTAATATGGCACCTGAACCATCTACTGTATCTACTGTAATAGTAGCATCATTAGCTGTAGTAGCTCCACCTAATTCCGTACCAATAATGGTAATAGTTTCACCAGCTACAAACCCCGAACCACCTGCAGTAATAGTTAATGTTGTATAAGCAGGGCCATTCTTTTCAATATCAAATGTAGCACTAGTACCAAGACCACTATACCCAGATTGTGCAGGGTTGGTATAAACTACTGGACCTACATTAGCAACAGTAACAGTGGCATCGTTTGCTGTAGTAACACCGCCTAAATCTGTACCTACTAATGTTACTGTATCTCCTATAGAGTAGTTTGAACCTGCTAAATCTATTGTTGCTGTATATGTACCATCTGTGTTTACTACATTAAAAGTAGCACCAATCCCATTACCAGAAGTAGCACCTGCCACAGATGAATAAGATAATATTCTATCTAATGTCAGTGTTGTGCCTGTAGTAACAGCACCGTTTACAGTTGCAGTTGCAGTGTTGTTATCAAGAGATACTGCTGTGCTTGATGATACTGCACCATTTACAGTAGAGGTGGCTGTTTGATACTGTGTTACTGTAGCGGTATCCATCTTTCTAGCTACAACAGCCCTACCAGAAGATACAACTTTCATAGCTAATACTTCACCAGTTCCCGGCACTTTAGTATCGCTAAATTTAGTATAACCTTTTAGTTTACTATAACCACCTTCCCTATCAGACTCAAAATTCTGTAAGATAGTAGCAGAACCTACAGCGTTAGTACCCTGTTGTAATGGAGTAAGGTTGGAGATCAACCCACCTTTGAACTCCATAGGAAATGTAGTCCATTGTGTTGGCATTAGAAACTAACTCTTCTATCTCTTATGTATGGTGTTCTATTTATATTTATAGAGCGTAGATCTTTTATCTGTTTTTCAAACTTTCTAAGTGCAACGTCTGCTGCAGATGTATCACCTCTAAACTGAAAGGCATAATACATTGCACCATCTACTATAGCAAACCTATACTGCTGTGGTAGCGATGGTACATCTAAAGGGTTCTCTAAATCATAACCCATTGAGTAGTACTCATATACAATAGTATATGCTTTGTCAGGAACAGGATGACATATTAGCTCCCTACTAGGTGTACGTACAATAAGTTCAGGCACACCACGTATATCTGCACTTGTATTAAACTCATCATCTGCGTATTTTTCCAACCATTCCTCATAAACCATTGACTTTAGTTTTACTGTTCCTGTGCCAAGGCTATCATTTCTCTTTATCCGAAATGAGTTCATGTTAATTGTTTTAGCATCTGCAGGGTAGTAATACTTCATAGACCCTGCAGCTAGTACAAGCTCAGACTGTACATGATTCCAAGGCCATTCAAACTCTTCTTGTTGAATATGTCTTATTGCAGAGTTAACAGCGTCTTTAGCTATACTGTAATAACCTGTAGCTGCTGCAAAGTTATCTGCTGTTAAAGATACTTCGTTCAATCTATGGTTAACATCATTAACTAAGCCAAGAAAATCATAAGCCATTTCTATCTTTCCCTAATAGGTAATGTCACAGAACGTTCATACGTCAATCCCTGAGTCGTATTTATACGGCATGTAATATTATACCTTACGTTATTTGTACCGCCACCAAAACGTGCAGTAGCTACGTTACCAGAGACAGTTAGTGCTATAAATTGTAATCCATTAACAATCTGTGCAGTTGAAACTTGTGTCTTTGTTCCGTTTTCATCATCAACAAAAAAAGTAGCTGACACAATAGAATCAGAACCTAGAAACCTAGACCAGTCTACGCTAAAGTCTGCTGTTTCATCAGGATCTTTCTCAGGCCATTTATAAGACATATCTTATCCTTAACTAGTTATGTATACTACGTTGTCTCTTATTATAGGAGATATAACTACAGTTCTATTTTCAGCAGCTATGTATACAGTTCTTGTACCTATAGTAGGTGCTATTATTACTACCGTTCTTCCTCTGTTAAATGTATCAGCAAAGTCATCAAACGGAAAGAGTACACCAATAGGGTCATCTAAGTTTTGCGCTATAGTAGCATTTATATCAGGTAATGTAAAAAATGCTAAACCTGTTATGCTAGGTACTGCGTTAGCTAATACAGCAGCTACAGATGTTGGAGTATGTGTAGCTTGTCCTTGTGCTACTAACGATATTTCATATGCGCTGGTTGTAATAGTGTTGCCCATAGCATTACCATGAACAGTACAATAATATCTTAGTCCTATACTAGGTGCGTCTGACGGTACAGCAAATACTACATTAGCACCAGCCTGACCAGGGGTTCCTGTACTTGTTACACCATCTGTGTAACTTTGTGTCCCACTCTTAAAAGCTAGAGGGTGACCAGAAACAGAGGAGTCGCTAAGATCAAATGTGTAAGTTACCCCTCTTACAAGGTTGATCGTTGGAGCCTCTACACCATCAAAGTAGAACTTATTACCAGAGCCACTGTTTGCTACAGTTACAGTAATGTTTGTAGCTTGAGTTACTTCACCTTTAACAGTAGCATCTAGAGCAGTTTGTGATGGTAGGTTTGTATTAGCTATACCTTCTATGCTTGGTACGTTAGCTGTGAATGCTGCTGTGTTTTCAGGTAGAGTAAAGTTTGCTGCTCCTGTAGTTGTTAATGCAGCTATGCTTGTAGTGCTTGCTACGTTAGCAGTAGTTATATTCGCTAATCCTGAAATGTCAAGTGTAGCGTTGGTTAGTGTAGCAGAAACCCCTGTTAATGCTGGAAGATCTGCACCTCCTGTAAACTGAGGAGAGTTTAGCGCAGTAGCTGCAGATACATCAGCAAGATCAACACCTATGGTGTACTTGGTAAGTTCTGCTGAGAACGGTGTCTCTGCTACTGCTGCGAAGCCAAACATTAGTC